AGTAGTAGATAGATTAGATGACACCATGTTTTCTAATGGGTTGTTAAAAGTTAAACATGCGGTAGATGACGCATATAAAAAGTATAAGGACAAAGACCTAACGTTGACTGATATTGCTATGAATTATATAGCTACGTTCCCGTCAATAACAGTAAGCCAGAAAGATTCTATAATGGCAGACTTTGAGGTAATTAAAAAACTAAACGATATAGATGATGATATAGCATTTGACATGGTCTATAAGATGTCTCTTCAATCTCAGGCACAGAAAGTTGCTCAACAGTCTATAAAGATAATGCAAGGCGACCACTACGACTCTACCTCGGTAATTAGGGCTACTGAAAAACTTAGGTCTATGGCGGATAGAGGGAAAGAAAGCGAGCTTAGAGCATCTAACGACATGGAAGAATTGTTTGATGAGTTAGACCAAGAACATCACTACACTTTTCATATACCTAGTTTAAACGACAGGGTAGGAGGAATAAGCAAGGGAATGTTTGTTGTTGTAGGAGCTAGACCTAACGTAGGTAAGTCAGGGTTTGCTCATTCTATGATAGCCTCTCCAAAAGGTTTCTTAGACCAAGGTGCTAAATGTATTATGTTTACTAATGAGGAGAAGGCTCAAAGACATATGTTAAGAATGGTTACTGCCTCATGCCAAGAAAGAATATCTTATGTAAAAGAATACAAGCATAGGTTTGTAGATAAATGGAAAAAGAAGTCAGAGAATTTACATATATTTGATTCTAGTAGCTTGACATTCGGAGAGATTGAGGCAATAGTGGAGAAAGAAAAGCCTGATGTAATAGTCATAGATATTTTAGATAAGACTCAGATAGGCGGAACATTTGCTAGAGACGACCAACGACTAACGAGTTTATACGCAGAGAGTAGAGACTTGGCTAAAAGGCAAGATTGCGTAGTGTTTGGTATGTGTCAGCTATCCGCAGAAGCATCAGGTAAGATTATATTAAATGATTCTATGTTGTCAGGCTCAAGAACAGGTAAGGCAGGTGAGGCGGATTTAATTGTTTTAATTGGTAAGGAAGAGACAGAAGAAGGTGATACCAATATGAGATGGATTAACATAGTAAAGAATAAAATTACAGGTCAGCATGGAAACTTTGCAGTTATGTTTGACCATTTAACAGCATCTTACATGGACTAAGGTGTTTAAACGTATATCTCCGTCTTATAACTTGGGATGGAGAAGCGACTGAGCCTAGTCTATATGAGAAAGAATTGTCCCTCCTCTGGATTACTCTCTCATACTTTAGACGATTGTGTTACCTCGTACAATCTATTAAGCTCAGTCGCACTCATTAAGGAAACAGTATGTATAATAATAAAGTAGTAATAGATATAGAGAATAAAGTTACTGATGGTAACCCCTCTCCTTATCATACCGATAACTATTTGGTGTGCGTAGGTCATGCCTCTGTAACAGACAAAGTCAATAATGTTACAGTCACATGGTTTAAACACAATGAGTATAAAGATTCTTCGGTCAATGACTTCACAGACTTACAAAAAGTGTTAGATGGTGCAGACCTATTGATAGGACACAATATAAAATATGATATGTCATGGTTGTATGAGTGTGGCTTTACTTACAATGGAGACTTGCATGACACTATGACAGGAGAGTACCTTCTTGCTAGGGGAGAAAAGTTAGCATTATCTTTAGCTGAGTCATGTAAAAGAAGAGAAGTTACATTAAAAAAGTCTGAACTTATTGACGGGTACTTTCAAAACAAAATAGGTTTTGAAGCCATGCCTATAGCTTTAGTAGGCGAGTATAATAAATATGATATAATATCGTGTGGTGAACTTTATTTAGAACAAGAAAGATTATTTCATACGGATGAATACAAATCTATTTTACCTATTCTTTTATTAACTAACGAGATGACTAAGGTCTTAATAGATATAGAACGTAACGGGATAGCTATTGACGTAGATGCGTTGGAGAAAGTTAGATTAACATACAGCAATGAAAGAACATTTAAGTCTGCAGAAAATAAAGAAGTAGTAAAAGAAGTAATGGGAGACAGACCTTTTAATCTAGCTAGTCCAGAACAGATGTCTGAAATAGTATGGTCAAGAAAAGTAAATGATAAAAATGAATGGGCGGTAGTATTTGGCATAGGGGCTAGGGCAGGGGGAACGAGTAAGTACAAAAAACGTATACCAAAGAGTAGTTTAAACGACATAGTTAAAGCACATACTACTATATCTAGGAAAACAGAAGTTAAGCAATGCAGAACTTGCAGAGGAGCAGGCACTATATTTCGTAGAAAAAAAGATGGTACTCCTTACTTAAAGCACCCTAAATGCCAGTCGTGTAGAGGTACGGGATACACCTATAAGAAGCTACAGGAAGTAGCAGGGTTTAAGTTTTCTCCTACATCAGTAGACCAGATAACCGCTAATGGGTTTGCTACTGATAAGGCTACCTTTGGAAGTTTAGCAGAGATAGCGGAGGCACAAGGTTTAGACAAAGCACACAAATTTTTGACTAACTCTCAAAGAATAAATGCTCTTAATACTTACATCAATTCTTTTTGTAAGGGCATACAGCAAAATGTTTATGACAACGGCATACTACATCCTCAAATAAATCAGGTGCGTACTTCAACAGGTAGGCTATCTTCGTCTAAGCCTAACTTTCAAAATTTACCTCGTGGAGGTACGGCTAGAGTTAGAAAAGCTATAGTGTCAAGATTTAAGGGAGGAAAAGTTCTTGAAGGAGACTTTGCTCAGTTAGAGTTTAGAACTGCTGTATGGGTAGCGGATGACCCTGTAGGAAGAAAAGAAATAGACAATGGCTTTGACGTACATGCACATACTGCTAAAGTACTGACAGAAGCAGGGCAAGAGACATCAAGACAAGAGGCTAAGTCCCGAACATTCAGACCTTTGTATGGGGGAATGTCTGGCTCTCCTGCAGAAGTAGCTTATAACATATCTTTTATGAGTAAATATAGTAGTATAGGAAAATGGCATAAGACTCTTCAAGAAGAAGCTATAGCTACTAAAAAAATTACTACTCTAACAGGCAGACAGTTTGTATTTCCAAAAGCATCTAGGACACGAGCAGGCTCTACCTTTGCCACACAAATTAAAAATTATCCTGTGCAGTCCATTGCCACCGCAGAAATAGTTCCTTTAGCATGTATATTATTTAAGGAAGTATTAGACTCAAAAAAATATAAATCACTTATCATTAATACAGTGCATGACAGTATTGTTGTTGATGTGCATCCTGATGAGATAGATACTATACCTTTTGAACTAAGAAAGGCTATGCTACGAGTCCCTGAAAGATTGCTATCTCAATTTAATCTTACTTTAGACGTTCCTATGGGAGTGGATTTAAAGATAGGAGATGATTGGTTAGACATGGAAGAGATACTAGATGAACCGAGAAGACATGTTTTCAAAGTGGAGAAGGGAATTGTACCAGTACAAGAAAGCCCATCCATATGACAGAATTACGTTGCCAAAAATGTCATGGCACAAAGACGGAGAAAATATAGTGCTTAAAAAAAGAAATAAATATTAGCATTATAATTTGACATTTATTAAAAATAGAGTATAACTCTATAACACTTTAACAGGAGGTCTATATGACTACAGAATTAACATTAACAGAAAACACTTTGCCTTTTTCACAGGCTATGGAAGCATTAGGGATTTTTGATGAGCAGACATCAAGCTCCATGATAAACCTTCCTAGACTATCAATAAATAATAAGACTAGGTCTGCAACAGGCTCGTCTATACCAGACGGCACAGTTAAGATTGACCACCCTAAGTACGGTGTCGTTTACGCTGAACAGGCATGGATAAGAGTATTTCAACAGAGATTCTTTTACCAGAGATACGATGAAAACGCTATCTTCCAGACCAAAGAAGGTAAGGACATGCGAGGAAGGTATGTAAATCGTTCTGTATTTGTTCGCAATCCGTATGATGATGCCTTAGACGAATTAGGTACTATGAATTGTGGTAAGACTAAAATAGATGATTGGGATACTGCTTCGGACACAGAAAAAGAATGGTGGAGAGGCTCTAAGAGATACAGAGTATTGTTTGGTCTTTTGCGTGTAGTAGATGCAGTAAAAGAAGGCAATGGTGAAAAGGTATCTTTTGAAAACTTCCCAGTAATGTATCAGATAGGTAGTAAGGACACGTTTAAACAGTTCGGTAACGCTCTATCTGAGATGGCAAAAAGCAAAGTAGCCCCTTACAGTAGAGAACTAAAGTTTGAGATGGAGTATAAACAAACTCCTGCTATTAGTTGGTACATAGTTAATCCTACCATTGAAAAAGAAGCATTAGAACTTACTGAAGATGATTTAGCTACTAATAAAGTATTTAATGAATACATCCTAACTCACAGCGAGATGGTAAGACAGAAAGCGTCAGAGGCTTCTAAGAAGATTTTAGATGCTGATGTAGTACTTGGTGCAGAAGAGTTCATAGAAGTAGCAGTATAACATGAACGATAACTTAGCAAAGATATTTGCCTACCTAGAAAAAGCTAGTGCAGATAACTCTACCATGTCAGACGATATTGTAGAAGAAGCAGGTGAGTATTTTAAAAAGGCTTTAAAGCGACAGTTTAATCCTGAGAAGAGGGTGTTTAAACTACGACCCTCTAATTTAGGCAAGCCTCTATGTCAGCTACAGATGGATTCTATGGGAGCAAAGAAACAACCCCATGATTCTACCTTTAAGATGCGTATGATACTAGGAGATACAATAGAAGCTATCTTTAAAGCAATATTAAAAGCTTCTAACGTACCTTTTGAAGACAGCGAACAGGTAGAGATACAAATAGGAGAACACACCTTAACAGGTGAAACCGATTTATACATTGACGGAAAAGTAGATGATGTTAAATCTTGTTCTGCTTGGGCATACAGAAATAAATTTTCATCTGATGCTAATATGAAACACCATGATACGTTTGGTTATGTAGACCAATTAATTATGTACGCTAAAGGCTCTAACAAAAAGATAGGTGGTTGGTGGGCTATTAATAAAGCCACTGGAGAAATGACCTACTTAGAGTTAGAGCTTTCTGATGAAGAAAAGGAAGAGCGTTTAAACGTTATAGAATCTAAGATAGAAGCTATAAAAAATAAACTTCCTTTTAAACGTAATTTTGAGGCGGTTGAAGAAACTTTTAGAGGTAAGAAGACAGGTAATAAACATCTTAATAAAACGTGTGGTTTTTGTGAATACAAGCACTCTTGTTGGGATGACCTTACACATAAACCTCAACCTGCTTCTTCTGCTGTTAGCCCCCCTTGGCATTATTATACTGAACTTTCCGAGGCTACAGCTTAATGGCAAAGAAGCCCCTTAAAATAAGGGATGGCGAGATTAATATTCGCCTTACCCCTAAAGCAGACGAAGATGGAGACTGGATGCATGAGACTTTTATTACCTGTAATCCGTCTGCTAATATCCCTACTGATGCTTACGAGCATTACATTGACTTGGCTCGTGCTATGGTTGGTTTTAGTTATGTCGCATCTGATGAACTTATTGACCTACATACCACATTTTTTGATAAAGCAGTTGACGGGAAAATAACAGGAAAAGAAGGAGATATGATATGGAATTCCATAGATTTTGAACTGGAAGAACCTGTTGTGGAACGAAAAGGAAACGTAGTACACGTGGACTTTACCAAAGAAGAGTAATAGTCTTTTTTAGGTCAGCGTTAGGTATAATCATACTTAACACTTTCTTTAATTTATTAATAGTTTATAGTGACACAAATGAAAATATCTTTGTGTTCGGGAGAGAAAAACTGAATGAAGAAGCTTACAACATCGAAGTTTGATGATGTGAATTATCCACAACATTATAATGAAGGAGGCATAGAAGCTATAGACGCAATAAAAGCTTCTATGTCATCCTTAGAATTTAAGGGGTACTTAAAAGGCAATGCCCTAAAGTATATGTGGAGATATACTTATAAAGATAAGCCTGTAGAAGATTTAAGGAAAGCTAAATGGTATTTAGAAAAGTTGATAGAGTCTAATGAAAACACTAGCTAGAATAATCATTGACATAGAAGTTGACCCAGAAGTATACGTCATGCCTGTAGACAACGACATTGAAGAAGAGATGTCTGATATTATTATTAACACTTTTTACGAACTAGAAGGAATAGATATTGCAGATGTCACCACAACGCAAAAAATACAACGGAAGAAGTAATGTTGCTCCCCTTAGAATACAATACGAAGAAGGGCAGAGAGCATTTTACAATGGTAAGCTAAGGAATCCTTACCCTAGTTATCACATGAGACATAAGGAATGGGAGCGAGGATTTAACCTTGCATATTTTAAAAACAAAAGTAAATTAAGAAGGCAACGATAATGGCTACATACGACTTAACTAAACAAGTTTCTAATACAATAGAACTACCCACAGACTACCAAAGCTTTATTCATGTTTCTAGGTACGCTAGATGGATAGACGAAGATAACCGAAGAGAATCCTGGAACGAGACAGTTACTAGATATTTTGATTATTTAACTAAACGTTTAAAGGAACAAAATAAATATACATTAGAGATAGGTTTACGAAAAGAATTACAAGATGCTGTCCTTAACCTAGAGATAATGCCTTCTATGAGAGCCTTGATGACTTCTGGTGTAGCACTAGATAGATGTAATGTAGCAGGATATAACTGTTCTTATCTTCCTGTAGATAGCGTTAGGTCTTTTGACGAATGCCTTTATATACTTATGTGTGGCACAGGTGTTGGTTTTTCAGTAGAAAGAAAGTATACAAAACAATTACCTACAATTAATGAATCCCTTGAAGACAGCGAGACTACTGTAGTTGTAGGAGATAGCAAGGCAGGTTGGGCTAAAGGCTATAAAGAATTAATACATCTACTATACTCTGGTCAGATACCTAGTTGGGATTTATCTAAGCTAAGACCTGCAGGAGCTAGGCTTAAAACATTTGGTGGAAGATCAAGTGGTCCAGACCCTTTGGATGATTTGTTTAGATTTACTGTAGGCATATTTAAAAATGCAGTAGGTAGACAATTAAAGTCTATTGAGTGTCACGACCTTATGTGTAAGATAGGCTCTGTAGTAGTAGTAGGTGGAGTAAGACGTTCTGCACTTATTAGTCTATCTGATTTACAAGATCAAGAGATGGCGTTAGCTAAATCAGGTGAATGGTGGAGCAACGAAGGTCAAAGAGCATTGGCTAATAACTCCGTTTGCTACAAAGAAAAACCTCCTATAGGTATCTTTATGAGAGAATGGCTTACATTGTATAATTCTAAATCAGGTGAGCGAGGCATATACAATAGACAATCT